TGATCCTGATGATGGGTGACGGCAACCACGAAACAGCCGTGCTCAACAACCAAGAGATCGACCCGCTAGAGAACGTGGTCCGACTCATGCGCAATGATGGTGCCGTCACTGAGCACATGGGTTATCAAGGATTTGTGCGGTTTGTGTTCTATCGTGGCGAGAATGAAGCCGTCAGGCGGTGTACGTTGTTCTTCCATCACGGCGCATGGGGCGGCATCATCACCAAAGGCACCATGGGTGGAGGCCGGTATGCAAGCATCGCACCAGATGCGGATGTGATTGTCAATGGCCACAACCATGAGCGCAGCATTGTCGCGCATCCGTGCTACAGGATTGCTGACAGCGGCAAGGCATGGATTGAGCAGCGCTGGCACCTGCAAACCGGCACCTACAAGCAGGAATTTGGCGGCACTGGCGGCTGGGCCATTGAGCGTATCGTGATGCCTAAGTCACTTGGTGGGATCTGGCTTACGCTGAAGCCACGCAAACGCGGTGGCGTTGACATCACCTGCCGGCCAACCGTATGAAGCAGTACGTCCTAGAGATCGAGTACACCATCGTCGTTGAGAGTGACAACGATGATCCGGGAGAGGTATCGGACGACTTTGCAGCGCGACTCACTGAGTTAGCGCCGTCCAACGATCACATCCTGGGGTTAAGTCTTCAGGTGCTACCAATTCCCGAATTGCGTGGATCACTCGATTGATGGCTCGAATCTCGTTTCTAAGCGCAGTGCAAAGCATCAATTCAGGCAGCAGATCTTTGAGGCATGGGGTCATCAGTGCGCATACTGCAGTGCGCTAGCCGACACACTGGACCACGTCAAGCCACGCCATAAAGGCGGCGCTACAGTTACAACCAATCTGGTGCCAGCGTGCCGCAATTGCAACCGCAGAAAAGGCAGCGAGGAATGGCGCGAGTGGTTTAGCCGTCAGGACTCATGGACTGTTGATCGCGTATTAAAGATTCAGGATTGGTTGATTGATTCAACATCTGATGATAGAAGATAAGCGCCTGCCAATCTTGCGCATGATCACGGCACATGCCGTTGATACAGACGCGCCACATGTCACCGTGACGCTTGATCGTTGGTTCCAAGGGGCGTGTCCGTCAGGGGGTTGCTCATCAGCATACGGATGCGACCGACGCCGCGCTTATAGATGTCGTACAGGGCAGTCTTTGAGATGCCATACTCGCGTTCAAGCTGCGTCCATGTGACGGCTGGATAACACGACCGCGCTTCAATAACTGCTTTGGTTCTATCGTCTAGGTACTGGTCAACGTAACGCAGCATGATCTGCACATCTTGGCTGATGTCATTGTCAACTACATTGGGGTCAGCAATGGTGTCGACAATGCTATGGCCTTCTGAGTTGTTGATTTGCTGGTCGATGCTGGTAACGGTATAGGTTTGCCGGAGCAAATTGGACAACTCGCCGGGGTCCATGTCAATCTCTTCTGCCACTCTGGTGATGGTCGGTTGGTAGCCGAGCTGATGGCTGAGAGCCTGGATCGTGCGGTTGATCTTGTACATCGTCTCGTGCACGCCGATTGGCAGCCGGATGATGGCATCGCTGCTGATCAATGCGCGCGTGATGCCTTGGCGGATCCACCAGTAGGCGTAGGTCGAGAACTTGTAGCCGCGGCTCGGGTCGAACAGCTCAACAGCACGCGATAGGCCGATGTTGCCCTCTTGGATCAGGTCGAGTAGCTCCATGGTCTTGTTGTTGCGCTTGTCGTACCTGCGGGCGACATGCACGACCAGTTGCAGGTTGCACTGGATGAACCGCTGGCGGGCGCGTTCACCGCTGCGCCTCTCACGCTGTTCGGCATTGGTCAACGGGCGATCCAGTGATTGCAGCTCACGCAACCGCTGCACGCGCCTCCCAAGTTGTATCTCTTGCTGCGGTGTCAACAGTGGATACTTGGCGATACTGTTGAGATAGTTCTTGATGCTGTCAGACATGATGAATCCGTTAGTTCACACAATGGAAGCACAATTTCACGGCGCAGCCAATGCCCAAATGTTGCGTGAGCTACATGCAGCAAAGGACTACAACGCACTGCTGGAGTATGCGCTGTTGCTGGCTGAACAAGAGGCCAGCCAGCGATCACAGATCAAGTGGTTAATCGCTGAAGCGATGCGCTCATGCAGCGTTGAACCGTGGCATCTGGCTGCGGCTGCTGAACTGCTTGGAGGCCGCGACTAGCTGGTCGTTGTTGTAGCTGCCAGTCAGCGCGTAGCTCAGTGCCGGGCGTTGGCTCATGCGGAAGAATACCATTTGCCCGATCTTCAGCCCTGGATAGATCGGCAGCGGCTGCAACTGCCGGGCATTCTTGAGTTCCAGCGTTAGTGCGCTGCCATGCCAGCCTGGGTCGGCATAGCCGGCGTGCAGGTTCTCATAACCCTCGCGTGCGCGGCTTGACTTTAGGAAGAACAACCCGGCGACATCCTCCGGCATGACGAACGTCTCGATGGTCTGCGCAAGGATGAACTGCCCTGGCACCAACTGATACGGATGCTCGGCGGTGTAGTCCTTGATCGACAGTGGAATCATCTGGTGCGACTCCACCGATTCAAGCATGATCAGATTGCCAAGTCGCAGGTCCAAGCTGGCAGGGTTGATCAGCTCTTGCTGGTGATGCTGCACCATGCCCTGTTCGATCAGGTCGTGGATCTCGGTGTCACAAAGGATCATTGTTGCGGATAGCGATGATGTACTTTTTATTGGACCACTGCAATAGGCAGCGCGGCACCTGCACTTCGGCTGATTGCTGCGTGTACCACCGATGATCGCAGGCCCTGCAGTGGCGACGTCTAACAATAGTGCCATCGTCAAGTTGATTGGTCATGACGATGTATGTCTGCCTAGATGTGCAGCTAGGGCATTGAACTTGAATCGCGGGCATCTTCTAGATCCTGTGCCATGACGGCCGCACTGCGCAGCATGGTGCTGAGCTTAATCGGGCGCATGTTCTTCCAGCAGGCATACCGGATGGCATGACGGAAGCCCATGCTAATGTTGCCGTCGCCTAGTTTGCGAGCAGCTTCGATCTCTTCACGGCTCATGCGGATGTTGACCGTAAAGTTGCGGCCTTTGTTTATTTGACCAGCCATTGCATGTACCAATTGGCTTTGCGCAGTGACTCAGTGCCGCCTTTGTGTTGCTCACGCCAGACATATTTCAGCACGTTACCTTTGCAGTAGCCTTTGAACTCTTCTGGCGTCAGTGCTGCCTGGATAGCTTCGATGCACTCGATGCCGCCTTGCGTGTAATGCGATGGGTGGTTGACTGGGTCGTTCATTGGTGTGAGATGCGAACGGTTGCGATGCCGTCAAGCGGCACGCCTAAGCGGTGCGCAGCGCCAGCACTGAGGTCGATGCTGCTGCAGTCGCAGCGATCGGTCACCGGCACCACCAGCGTGCGGCCTTGATGGCTGACGCGAACACGGGTGCCGCAGCTCAGCCATGGGTGCGCGGCGCTGACGCCCCAGTGCTGGTACGTCTGGCCGCAATAGGTGACGCGGCCATGGAACCAGCCGTCGTAGACCGTGGCGGTAACGGATCTGCTGGGCTGCGCCATGGCGGGTGTTTGTAGCAACAGCAGCAATGCAAGGCGGATCATTGGCCCTCCAGCTCGGCGGCGATGGCGTGCAGCGCGTCGCGGGTCCAGTTGATACCGAGACTGTGCGCTGCATCGGGATGTATTTGCCCTTCCCATTGGGCAGCTAATACCTGATCCGCAGCAGCTCGCAGGGCGGCAGCGATGCGCGGTTTGTGATGCACAGCAACTGGTTGAATAAATCCTGCGTTGTACGCATCTAGCACTGCCTGCGCGGCGGGAGAGAGGTCAGTCATCGAGTTCATCTGATTCTCCGCGCAAAATTGCTAAGTCCGATTTTGTTGCAGCCCTAAGTTGAACTTCGATGCCCAACACAGGGCTACCGACTTCCATTTGATCCATGAGTTCTTCAAGCCAAGCAAGCGCAAAATCTCTTGCTGACATCCATCTAGCGTCGTCGTCATGTGGCAGTATGTACGAGTCGTGCTCGCGACATGGGCCACTGATTTCCCAAACGTATTCGGGGGAGAGGTCAGTCACGGTCGGACTCCTCCTCCATCAGCTCCACCAGCTTGAGGATGTGCTCAGCAAAGGCGACGTGGGTCATGACGGCATGGGTGCCCGGAGGCACCCCATAGCTGTCACGCCACCATGCGTCAAAGGCTGCTTTGATTGATGTGCTGTTCATAAAGCCCCGTGTAGAGTGAGTGCATTGGATGGTCGGGATTATCCCGGCCGTCCTCGTGGTATAAGCGCTCAAGCAGCTCTTGGCGCTCGTTGTCCTGCTTAATGTCAGTCATCAGAACGCAGCCTCTTCTGATTTGGCACGCGGCAGGTACTCGAACCGCTGCACGTTCAGCACATGCTTGCTGCGCTTGGTGCCGGTGTCCTTGTCGTTCCAGTCTTGGCGGCGGATGGCACCGGTCACCATGATGCTGTCGCCTTTCTTGCAGTTGTCGGCGATCATCTGGCCGCCTTTGCCCCAGACTTCTACGTCGATGGCGTTGTTGATGTAATTGCCGTCCTTATCTTTGCCTTCGCTGATGCCACCACCGAAGTTGCAAACACAAGTGCCAGAATCAAAAAACTTGATCTGCGGTTCGCTAATAATACGAACGACGCCGGAAGCATAAAGGCTCATGGGTTGACAGGGGTAATGGAATTGGACTCTTCAAAGGCCAGGACGTCCGCTATGGGATACCTGACCCGCGACTCGCCTAACGGCAAGCCGAACCGCGGGACCGTGTAATAGGACGGCCCTTGGCCCCGCAGCCGTTGGGATTTGATGCTGCTTGGCTTCAGACCCCAACGCGCTGCTAGCTGTTCAGTCGTCAGATACAAGATCAGCCTCCTTCTCAAGCATCTGCTGCAGCAGCTTGTCATGCTGCTCTTGCGTCAGATCGCCATCTTCCAGCCGCTTTGCCATGCGCGGTTGCAGGTCCTCAAGGTCCTGCAGGCTCTTGGCCTTGGCGATGGCAGCAGCGCCGGCAGTGAAGAACTTACTGGTGTCTTTACGCGCAGGCAATGCAGGAGCGCTCTCGGTGGTAACGGTGACCGGCTCAGACTGGTCCATCTCATCGGTGGTGTAGACGCCGGACATGTCAGCAGGGAACGCCTTGCGCAGTGCCAGTGCCTCGGAGCACTTGGCGATCATCGCAGCAGGCATCTTGGACCACAGTCCCTGGCCAGCGTTGTAGTCCGCAAACCGGGCGACACCAACAAAGGCATGGTTGCTGCCCTTGCGGTGCACGATCGTCTTGGCCGCGGCAGGTGGCTTGGATGACAGCCACACATCACGCCAGTCGCCTTCCTCGCCACACCAGTAGGTCTCGGATCCATCCAGTTGCCCAGTGCGCTCGGCAATGGCACGGAGGCCGTCAATGCCGGCCTGGATGGTCAGCTTGTTTGCGCGCTTGATGGCGTAGATCTGCTTGCTGAACGGATCCAGCCCAGTGCGCTGGCAGGCATACGCAAACAGGCGCAGCTCGTCATTGGTGCAGCCCGGTGCAATGGTGCTGCTGATCAGTTGCACCTGATCAGGCGTCCAGGTGGTGATTGAAGCGCTGGTCATTGTGCTTGCAGTTCGTTGATGATTTGATTTGCGACTTGCTTGCGCATCATTCCTTGCTGATGCCATAATTTTCTAATTTCATTTACATTCCATGTGATGGCCGCACTATGACTATTGCCTAGGCAGTAATGCACGCCACCGATTAATGGACCACCGTTTATGTCGCGGTTTCTTTTCAAGTGATTCTGTGAGCAGCAAAGATAAGTTGCTGCGTCAGGGGTTCGTAGCCATGTTTGAGTGGTCATCAGAAGATCTCAGTTTGAATGGGATTTGTCGCCCACCGAGGCAGGCTGATGGTCTGGATGAACGTGTCGCCGTAGCCCGGCCACACATTGGCGGCATGGCATCCGGCGATCACGTCCATGCCATTGTCCCGCATGGTCCGCCCTAATGCAAGGGCTTCGCTGTCCAGCTCATACACCGCAACGGCGTGCGGGTAAGTCTTCTCGACTGCGACGAACACGAACCGCTCGGCACCATGCAGGCCAGCGAGGTAGTGCGCAGCCTGGACGTGGTAACCGAACGTGGCCACGCTGCGGGCAAATGCCTGCGGGCTGGCGTCGGTGGTGGTCTTGATGTCCACCACAGTGCTGCCGTAGTACCAGTCAGGACGGCACTTGCATCGCATCCCGGTGGGCAGGTCATCCCACCAGAAGGACTGCTCGGCCTTGCCTTGCTTCAGCAGTGCTGCTGCTGCAGGGTGCGCCTGCACTGCAGCGCTCATGCCCATGGCCAGTGCCATGTCGCTACTGGTGACCACCTCGATGCCTTCGGCTTCCATAGCCGCAGCCTGCTCCTTGCCGGCTTTGGTGTTGCGCGGTGCGCAGATGCCGTAGCGGTTCAGCAGCTCGTCTGGTTCAAGGATGGCGCAATGGGCCAAGCTGCCGAGCTTCATCGCAGCAGTCGGCTCAACCGGGCTGCGGCTGGGGTCAACGTACCGGCTCCAGTAGTGGTAAGGCGATTGCATTACCGCCTTCAGGTGGCTGGCGCTGACGGCTGGATCGGAGTGGTAGTCAAAGTTGCTGATCACGCCTTTGCCTCCCATTCGCCGCACCAAGACCAACCAACAACTTCAGGCCAAAATGCTGAGGAATGTTCCTTGTCGCCCGTTGTGGGTTTTGGCGCGTAACGCCTGCAAATGCCTTGGCGAGTGGCCATAAGAGAATCAAAAAATCGGCAAGTTGAGCACCATTGGTCAGTGCTTGTAAAAAGAACATGCTGCGGATGCGTATCTTCTACTTTGCGTTTGCGTCTTTTTCGTTGTGTATGGCGCCATGGAGTCCCTGGCTTGTAATTGGATTCATGAACGCGCACTGCACCATCGCCTGGAAGATCTTGAATGTGTACATGCCCGTGGATGTCAAAATCAAACTCTTCAGGGTCTCGATCCGTAATCCATACATAAGTGCTCATTTCTGCCTCAGTTGGCGGTGGATCAGGGTTTGGGGTCCGAAGCAGTGCAACAGTTGCGGGAATGCCTCGAACAGCGTGTGCCGGTTGCTTGGATCAGCGACCAGCCCTGCATCGGCAAGGCGGGAGATGAACCCGCCGCCATGTTGCTTGGCGGTCTGGAGGGTCCAGAAGTCGTCAGATGTCATAGGTAGAATGGTGTTGTGAGGATCGAAGGGCGGTGATGGGCCGCCCTGTTTTCTCATGCCAGTGCTACGCGGACGCGATAGCGGGTGATGCCGAGATGCTCGGCAATGCGCCGCTGCGACCAGCCGTAGCCACGCAGCCGCTTAGCGCGCTGCTCGGTTGATTCCGTCGCCCACAGCAGCACCAGCAACGGCAGCAGCAACAGGGCAAGGATCAGGGTCAGTGTGGTTGTCATTGGATTCAGGCCTCGTACTTGACGGCGACAAGATCGTCGTCAGTTGCAGGTGCCTTAGGCTCAGCAAGCTGCTTCGGTGCAGGCATCTCGGCAGCTTGCCAGTTGATTTTGTAGTCGTTGTGCTGCTTGAAGGGACAGGTAGTCATGGGTGGAATCCGTTTGGGACCCCCACATCCTACACCATGTGCCGCCGTGGTCAAGCGTGCTCAGTCACAATGCGTAACGCATCCTCGACGCTGCGCGCCACGCCAGCAATGCCGCCGGCTGCCTGCACCACATCGAGCCACTGCTGCTGCTCGGGCCTCAGCCTGCCGGTTGGTGTCTTGACCTCGATGCTGAGGAACACAGCCACCTGAGTGCCGACCATGTCAGGCGTGACCGTGACAGTCCGCCAGCCGATCAGGTCAGCGCTGCCCTTGCACAGGCCGAACTGCACCGGGCGGCCATGCTGGTCGCGCAGGGTGCCGGTGTTGTTGCGGAACAGCCTGGTGTCACCAGTGCTGCAGGCAATTCGGATCTGTTGCTGTATGCGCTGCTCGGTCACTCACAACCCATGCCGTTTAGCCAACCTAGCCTGATAGACCCGCTCTGCCCAGCCGCGTTTGTAGCCACGTTGCTGCGCCAGTTGGCGGAGGTCCTCCAAGGACTGTGCACTGCCTTGCTCGCGTTTGCCAGCCTTGGAATCAAGCCGCAACCTTGAGATTTTTAACCAATGCCCGTCGCCACCTGGATCGCCGGTTTTGATTTTGGTGATAAATGCGTAGGAATCGACAATGTGATCAATCGCGTGAATGCGCCACGATCCTGGATACCTAGATGCAATCCGACGGTCGCTAACCGTCACATAGTCGCCAACCTTGATGCCGCCTGTTTGCATCTCTATAAGCTCACCCTCGACCACCTTTAGCTCCCTGGTCTCCTGCGGCGCGAACACATGCCCGCAGTCAGGGCACACCTGCGTGGCGCTCATGCTGGTGGCAAAGCACACCGGGCACACCTTGACCGATGGCGCACGGTCGGCATCGCGCTTCTTGATGCCGTCAAGGCTCCAGTCGCGGTCCTCGAGGTGATGGCCCAGTCTGAGCGTGTTGCCGACGTGGTCCAGCACCACAGCAGCAGGCTTGCCCGGTGACGGTCTCAGGCAACGACCGATCATCTGCAAGTGCAGGCCGACTGACTGCGTTGGCCTGAGCAGAATGCATCCCCCGACGCTTGGCACGTCTACGCCTTCACCAATAAGTGAGCACGATGTAAGCACCTTGATGCGACCGGTTCCGAGTGCCTGCAGTAGGTCTCTGCGCTGGTCAGTGGTCATGGTGCCGTCAATACTGGCGGCAGGGATGCCTTGCGACATGAACAGGGCAGCCACCGCCTCGGCATGTGCCACGCTGCAGCAGAACGCAATCGCCGTCTGCTCTGCTAGGTGCTTACGGTAGTGACTGCAGCAGTCGCCCATGATGGTGCCGACGCGCTGCTCGGCGTCCTTGGTGTCGAAGTCACCCATGCGCTTGCGCAGCCCAGTGCTGTCAAACCCCGGAGGTGCCAACACACGGGCACTGGCGAGGTAGCCGTTGTCGGTCAGCCATGCAGCGCTCGGGCCGAGCACCATGGCCTGATAGTGGTCACCTAAGCCGCGGCCATCACCGCGGCATGGCGTGGCGGTCACGCCTAGGACATGCGCCTGTTGGAAGTGCTGCAGCACCGTTGCCCATTGCCCGGCATTGGTGTGGTGTGCCTCGTCCACCACCAAGAGCTGGAAGAACCCAGCCGGCAGTTTGTGAAGCCTGCGGGCCACGGTCTGGATCGAGGCAACCTGCACCGCATGGCTTAGGTCCATGCTGCGGCCGGCTGCAATGCGGCCATGGGGCACGCCCATAGCCGTGAGACTGCGGCTGGCCTGGTCCAGCAGCTCGGCGCGGTGCACCAAGATGCAGACCCGGTTGCCTTTGCGGGCGGCAGACTGGGCAATGTAGCTGAAGCACACCGTCTTGCCGCCACCAGTGGGCAGCACCGCTAGCACAGTGCGGTGCCCTAGCTGGTACTGCAAGCGGATGTCAGTGATGAGTTGTTGTTGGTAAGGGCGGAGGTTCATAGTGGCAGTTCCAGTTGCGTACCTTCGGCTGGCGTTCCATGAATAGCAATTTGCGCCATTGTCAAGGCACGTCGTTGTCGCTCGTATGCAGGACGCGAATAACCCAGTTGATAAAGGTGCAGGTCATTTTGCAGCAAAGCAAGTGCTACAGCTTTCCAAGATGGAGCACGGCCTGAGGCTGCAACCTTGGCCGGCACTTCATCGGGAATCTCGTGCGAATAACAGCGGGTTTTCCACGTCCGCACGTATTCCGAGACTCTGGCGGTAGCGCATCTCCCAGGCGCGAATGGCTCGATTCGCTTGTCGGTTCGCCAATGTCCGTTGCTCATCGGTTAAAAGTCCCCATGCTTGTCTGGTGATGTCTTCAGGGCATCGAAGAGCCAGCGCGCAAGCTGCGTGCCCGATCCATGCTTTGCGATTGAGGTTGTAGTCAGTCAGCGCGTTGATGCAGCTGTTGGGCCACTCCACCGTGACCCGTTGCATATAGCGCCCGTAGAGGCGGTGATTGCCGGTAAAGATAACGGCCCTTTGCAGGTAGAGGCGGCGATTAGCTACCTCGCCCCACATGTTGCAGTGGATCTCCTCCCAGGCATCAATGGGTAACCAGATTCTCTTGAGCTTCATGTTCTAGATCCTCCGTCAAGTTGTCGATTTGTTCCACGTCCCACGCCTTGCTGAAATCTTTACCCAAAAACAGCGAGGCCAAGCCTGTAACTTGCTTAAGGCGCAAAAGTTCATCAGGGCTCATGCCAATGTGCTTGCAAATCCATGCGTCGCCTTTGCCCATCTCAATCAGCTCAGCAACAATTACGCTCATCAGTTCAATGTTGTGCGAACCACGAGCGCGATTGTGCCGGATGGTTGATGCCATCCTGTCATGCAATTCTTTGCGCAGTACTACTACAGGCAACCGGCCGCCTTCGCGTTCGCGGATGCGCTGACTGTTCCTTAGAGTTAAATAACGGTGAAAACCGTCAACGACCACATAAAGGTCACGCTCGGCATCATGCACGACAACGACAGGTTGCGTGTAACCATCTTCCCAGATGGATGTTTCGAGTAGTGCCATTTCAGGCGGCGCCACAGAGTTGGGGTTGTAATCATTGGCGGTAACTTTCTCGATAGGAATACTGCGTACGGAATAAACCGGGGATCGCCAAGGGTAAGAGTCGTTCTCGTCATGTAGCTCATTGCCTTTAAGTGGCGGGTTAAAAACGCAAATAAGCGTGGTCGGTTCTAGAGCTTCAAAAATGTGAGGATCATGCTTGTCAAGCACATAAGTCACATCAGGCCCGATAACGTGAATCTCTTGTGTTGCTTCGTTAATGAGCAGACCTTTGCCGCTGACGCAGTAGCAAGTTTCGAGGTGGTGTTGATAGTGCCAACGGTGTGGTTTGCCGGGATGCACAATGGTCTTGGTCATGCTGTATCCCATGCCATCGTCTTCTGTTAACAAGCGATGGCTGGTAAAACCACCTTTGGGACAGTTAACGATGCGATCAGAAGAGAGCTGAGAAACGTTTAGGATTTTCATTTGATGGAGCGATTAAGGACTTGGCTGTACTTGCGTTGGATTGACCTTTGGCGGCGCTGTTGTTCTTGGGTTGGCGCCAGTCCCAGGTATTTGCACGTGTGGTCGTTTTTTAAAACCGTGATAGCAAAGCGTTTCCATGAAGTGACCATGCTGTTATGGCATGGCAAATCATCAAGTTGATCAGGTGGCACCTTGATTACAACACGGCGTAGATTGTTGCCGCCGTGCCGTGTGGTGCCATTGATGTAGAAACGAATGCCAATACGACCAAGGGCATCAATAATAAACTCGGGTAGTCCGCGCCCCACTCGTCCCCAGTAACGGATTGACTGAATGAAGCGCTGCTTAAAATTTGCGCTTGACTGATCCGGTAACGTAGCAAGCAAGAACTTTACAAATGATTTCCAGGTATGACCAGCTGGGAGCTTAAAAGATTTATAATCAAGTTGTTTCCCATAAGTAGCCATAAAATTAGCGCCGCCAACCCTAGCGCATAACCTAGCCCATACTTGCGGGTCAATCACCCGATACATTGCAAGGCTTGATTTTGACTCTGACATAAAAGGCGAAGCAACACGCATTTTTTTAATAGGAATGCCGGCCATATAGAACACGTCGTAAAGTTTGTTGTAATCCCATCCAAACTTTGCGTTGGCGGTCCAAATGTCTTCAGTCCGCCAATCGTAAATTGGATAACAGTTGTAAGTGTGATCTGTATTTTTCTTTGTCCACATCCGACCTAGCATGGTCTCTTTGTCCTGGTTAAGAATAGCTCGAAAACGATTAAGAGATTCAACAGTACGAATGCCGATCAAGTTGGCGCATGGCTGCCCCTGGCTATACCACTCTGCAAACATGTCCCAAAAAGTAGCGTAGTCCATGTTTTCAACGAACAAATCGCCAAAGGGGTGATTTTCAAGGTTTACAATGTAATCGTGTTTTGACATTGGGCGAATCCAGCGGTGTCGATCGTGTTCGCCCCAGCACTGCCAGTCGATTTCATATGACGAAACAGTGCATGGCAAAGTAATTGGCAGGCAGCACCAATAAATATCTAGGATGTCGCGATTAGCTTGGAGAATGCGGTGCATAAACTCCTCGCTATGAGTATAGTTGGCTTCATTGTCCATTATTTGGACGCCAATCTTTATTGGCAGTTTTCGATTTCTGACATAATCGCAAACAAGATTCAAGAGAACGCCGCTGTCCTTGCCGCCAGAAAAAGAGACGTAAACGCGGCTGAAATGCTCAAAAATAAAATCCAAGCGCTCAATGGCGGCTTGGTAGACGTCTATTTCTAAATAGGTTTTCATATTCCCTTGGGCAAAAACTCTAAGGTTACGTCTTCTATTTTTAGAATCTCACAATTTTTGTATGATTGATTGAATCTTGCTCTTAAATCGTTTTCATTGGCAAATTGGGTTGTGTTGACAACGCAAGGGCCCCAAGGGCGTTGGTAGGTGATTCGATAGATAGGGTTCATCTGTGGTGCCGGAGTGGCCCTGCAACCCTAGCGCAACCCGGTAGACTGCGCAAGTATCCGCTAGGACTCGTGCCATTATCACACCCGCTTGCCGTGCAGCTCACGCCAGAGCAGATGGCATGGCTTGACGCCCGCCGCGTTGCCGGCCTGTCTCGTAGCGCTGTGCTCAGGCTTGTGGTCGAGCAGGCCATGCGCCTTGACAAGCAAGGCCTGCTGCCAGCTACCGGCCCGAGGGGTCTATGACCAGCGACCTACTCGGGCAGCTAGCAGCACTGCCGCGCCATTGGTCCTATGTGGCAGTTGACGGCCAGAAGCGTCCGTACATGGACAACTGGCAGAAGAATTTCATCACCCGCATCCAGCTCGGCAAGGAACTGCAGTCCGGTCGTGCCAAGGCGATCGGCGTTTGCTGCGGCACGCCTAGTGGTGGATTGCTGTTCGTGGACCATGACGGCAAATCCGCATCGCGGTTGTTTGACGATTGGGGCATCCCGGTCAGCTCGTTGCCGCCGTCATGGACCGTAACCTCCGGTCGTGACGGGCGGTTTCAGATCATCTACCAGGTGCCTGAGCACTATTGGGCAGACATCCGCACCCGCAAATACAAGACTGGCGTCACCGATGCCGAAGGCAAGCCTGAGCAGGTAGAACTGCGCTGGGATGGCTGCCAGTCCATCGTTGCCGGCGCACACCCGCTAACCAGTGGCTATAGCTGGGTGCCAGGGCGATCGCCAACAGATGTAGATATTGCCGAAGCACCGGCAGACCTGATAGCGCGGATGCTGCGGCAACCGGTACAGGCGCCGTTGCCGCTGGTCAGTGGCGGCACTGATGACACGGCGCGCGCTCGGTCGTTCCTCGAGGTGTTGCAGCCCAGTCGCGCTGATGACTATGACCAGTGGCTTGAGGTCGGCATGGCGCTCCATAGCGTCGATGATGCCCTGCTGGCGGATTGGATCAATTGGTCGTCGCAGTCATCCAAATTTAAGCCAGGTGACTGCGAGCACAAGTGGCGCGGGTTCAAGTCCGGCGGTGGCATCACCCTCGGCACCCTTGGCCAACTAGCCAAGCAGGATGGTTGGCGTGGCCGGCAGCAGCAAGAGCCAGTCCGTCGAGAGCGCCCTGCAGGCAAGCAACCGCCGTCAGCAGTAAACCCGCAGCTCCAGCCGATGAATGCTGCAGAGCTGCTCAACCTGTTGCGCCATGGTGACAGCAGCTACAGGTACAACACGTTCACCCAACGGATCGAGGTAGATGGCGCACCCATCGAAGGCGCAGAGCGCTTTTATCTCACGCTCGCTGAGATGGGATACAAGGTATCCAAAGAAGTAGCCCTGGACTGCATCGTGCAGGTAGCCAACGAGTCGCCCTATGACCCGGTCGTCGAATACCTCGATCGCGTCGCAGCCACTGTGGCACCTGCCTACATCGAGGCCCTGTCAACCGGATACCTGCGACCCGGCGACACGCCTGGCACCATCTACGACGAGATGCTCAAGCGCACGTTGATCGGTGCTGTTGCCCGTGCCTACAACCCTGGCTGTAAGCACGACTCAGCCTGCGTGATCATGGGCGATCAGGGTGCCTACAAGTCATCGTTCTGGGCGTGCCTCGGCCATGACTTCTTCAGTGATGCCCTTGGTGACATCAGCACCAAAGACGATCTCATGGTGCTGCATCGGTCATGGATCATGGAGTGGGCAGAGCTGGACCATGTAACCAATCGCAAACACGCAGGGCAGGTCAAGGCGTTCCTATCGCAGGCAGTTGATATGTTCCGCGTGCCATATGGAAAGGCCACTGAGGCATTCCCAAGGCGCGGCATTATCGTCGGCACCACTAACCGCACCACTGGGTTTTTGGTGGACGAAACTGGTAACCGCCGCTTCTGGGTGATCCCTACAACCAAGACGCAGTCGGATCAGATTGACACCGCAACGCTATTGCTAGAACGCGATGCAATATGGTCTGCCGCTGTTGCTGCATACCGTGCAGGTGAGACCAGTCGGTTGCCTGCTGAGCATGAACGGCAGCTTGCCGAAGAGAATGAATCATACGTCGTTGATAACCCTTGGCAGGCAGAGATTGAAGACTGGTTGCGTAGACACGGCGAGATTGATTTGACCACTGAAAGGTTGCTCACTGAGGCCATCAAGAAGCCCGTAGAACGGCAGACCAAGGCGGACCAGATGCAGGTTGCGGACGTGCTCAAGCGGCTTGGGTTCAAGCGGTACCGCAGCGGCAAAGGGTCAACCAGGGCCTATGTGTACCGCCGCTAGTACCCCACCTAGGTAGGACGGGTACCCCACCTATGGATTGCTCAGATCCACTGCGCTGCAACGGATCTGGAGCAGGTACCTCACCTGACTCGCGTCCCACCTAGGTCTGAGACTTCCCTACGTTCCCCTACGCGTCTCTCTATTCCTTTATTTGCTTTGATATAGGTGGGGTTAGGTAGGGTACGTGGGGAACCGCCAGTGCTGGACTGGGTTTTGCGGTACCCCACCCCGTCCCACCTTGCTTTTAGGTGGGGAACCCCCTTATGGTGCCTGCCATGAAGGAAGTCAAAGTCCGGTTTGAGCCTGCGGATCTGGTGGCGCTCGACCAAGCAGCAGCGGCGGCAGGTGTCAGCCGGTCGCAGTTGATCCGCAGTCGGGCGCTTGTGTCGGATTGCAAAGGTGGCCTTACCGTTGCTGGTTATCACCGCCTAGTGTCAGATGCGCTTGCCAGTGTTCGTGGTGACATCCCACGGCGATTGGTTGAGCAGCTTGTTGCATTCACCCTCACATGGAACTCATCGACATCGCAGCCAAGCAGCAACCCGTGATCAACCGGCTCCATGACGCCATGGAGCACGCATTGGCGTATGCTGCTGCGATCCGCGACAATGCCCAAGACGATCAGCAACCCATCCCTGCTGAACTGGTCGCGTCATTCGCAGCCGACTACAACCGGCTGGTTTCAATCCTCACCGAAGCTGCATCATGAAACTCATCACCACACAGGCTGATCTCAGCCATGCACTGCGCACCATTGCGCCGGCCATCAGCACCAGCAACAGCCATCCGATCCTGTCCTGCTGCCTGGTAGCTGCCAGCGGCGGCACCATGACCGTCACCGGATTCAACCTGGACCTCGGCATCACGGTCACCGTTCCCGCAGCCGTAGACACATCTGGCACCGTGGCGCTGCCGTATCGGCTGCTGGCTGGCCTTGTGAGCCGCATGGACGACGGTGAGCCTGTGACCCTGTCAGACGGCGCTGTGACGGCCTCCAGCGGCTCCTACGGCCTTGCTGTGCAGGATGCGGCGGATTATCCGGCATTGCCCGCTGTGGAGGCTCCTGGTGCTGAGCTGGACCTCACCGCTGGCGTGCGTGCTTGCATGGCAGCCGTCAGCACCGATGCCAGTAAGCAGATCCTGCAGGGCATTCACCTCGCTGCTGGGTTCATGGAGTCCACAGACGGCCATCGGCTCATGCGCGTGCCTGTGGCGCTGCCCGATGGCATTGACCTGGTGCTGCCGGCAGCGACTATGAAGCTGCTGCAGGATCGGATGGTGACAGTAGCAGCAGCCAAGGGGCAGGCGGTCATTGACGCTGGTGATGGCATCGTCATGTACAGCCGCATCCTCGATGGCACCTATCCCAACGTGGCAGCGCTAATCCCCGCCAGCTTCGAGCACGCCATGACCATGGACCGGCACCGGTTCACCCGATGCCTAGAGCGCGTCGCGTTGATCGCTGAGGCGCACAACAATGCCGTCAAGCTCACGGCCAAGGGTGGTGCGCTCACCATCACCGCTGAAGCCGATGCCAATAACGGCAAAGAGCTGATCACCTTCGAGGGCTCTGCCACTGGGTCGTGGGCGTTTAACGTGCACTACCTGCTCGATGGCCTGAAGGCTATGCGATCGGCGGAGACTGTTACACTGTCAGCCAACAGCGCAACAACCCCAGTGGTGTTGACGCCGACTAGCATGACAGAGCAGACATATCTCATCATGCCAATTCAAATCCGGGAGTAATACAATGGCGCGCAAAAGCACCAAAGACGAGATCCAAAACCGGGTCAATGAGGTTTATGGTTTGCTTTTGCGCGCCTGGAATCATCATCAAATCGTTCAGTACGGTTCCGAAAAGTGGGGGGTAAGTGATAGACAAGTGCGCGATTATTTGGCCGCAGCGCGTAAGCTGCTGGCGCTTGACGCTGAGTTGGCTCGCCCCCAGTGGCTAGAGGGAGCAATTGCACGAGCGATGGAGTACGAGCGCCGGGCATCCGAAAAGGATCAGCTCAACACTGCGTTGATCGCGCTTGAGAAGCAGGCTCGGCTTTTGCAGTTTGAGATGTCATGAGCCTGTTGGCAGGCATTTGCGAGGACGTTCCGCTGTTGTCGTTCCTGCAGCAGCAGACGCCTGAGGACACCGCAGACCTGATCACCCGCATCCGCGACGACCTGCACCCTGGGCAGCTTGCGTTCGTGGATGACACCGCAACGCAGATTATTGGCATCAGTGCTGGCTATGGCGCTGGCAAGACCCGAGCGCTGTGCGCCAAAGCGGTAATGCTGGCCGCGGCCAATCAAGGCTTCATCGGCGCGGTGATGGAGCCCACTGGCCCGTTGATCCGGGACATCTGGCAGACGGACTTTGACGACTTCCTTGATGCCTATGGCATCCCGTACACGTTCAGGGCTAGCCCGCTGCCGGAGTACATGCTGCACCTGCCGGGCGGCGACACCAAGATCCTGTGCCGCAGCTTTGAGAACTGGAGCCGCATCATCGGCCTGAACCTTGCATGGGTGCTCGCTGATGAGATCGACACGGTGACGCCCAGCATTGCCAACAAGGCATTCCCTAAGATCCTTGGCCGTTTGCGATCTGGCAATGTCCGGCAGTTTGGTGCGGCATCGACACCGGAGGGGTTCCGATGGATGTGGAACACATTCGGCAGCGACGAAGCCAAAGCCAGGCCAGACCGCCATCTAATCAAGATGCGCACGGCGGACAACCCGCACCTGCCGCCGGACTTCATCGAGCGGTTGGAGGCCAACTACGACCCAAGCCTGCTGCGGGCGTACCTCGACGGCGAGTTTGTCAACCTGACCACTGGGCAGGTATATGACCGGTTCGATCGGGTGAAGCATGTCACCACCGCCATGCCTGACACCAGCAGGGAACCGCTGCGCATTGGCGTGGACTTCAATGTGGGCAACATGTCTGCGGTGATCGCCGTACGGCTTGGCAACGGTCTGCTGGTGATCGACGAGATCGCCGGCGCGCATGACACCGACGCCCTAGCGCAGGAGATCCGCAGGCGGCATCCGCAGCAGCAGATCTACGTTTACCCAGACGCGAGCGGCGGCAGTCGCAGCACCAACGCGAGTCAGACCGACATCCAGATCCTTGAGTCCTACGGCATGTCAAACCAGTCACCACGAAGCAACCCGCCAGTTCGTGACCGAGTGGCAGCCGTGCAGGCGCTGTTGGAGAACGGCAAGGGCCAGGTCCGATTGCAGGTGGCCGAGCACTGCAAACGGGTGATCGAGTGCCTTGAGCTTCAGTGCTACAGCGATAAGGGTGAACCGGACAAGGACGCAGGGTTCGACCACATGAACGACGCGCTCGGGTATCTGGTCTGGCGTGAGTTCAACCCGTTGCACGCTGGCGCTGGCCGCGGCACTGGGGTGAGGCTGTATTGAGGTTTGCAACAAAGGCGCACCACGGCTGACCATGGTGTAGGATCAGTGCATCGGGGGCAACGGTCCTCCACTCGGCAGCCCAGAGGCTGCGCTTCAGATGCACACTTCAGTCCTTCAGCTCAAGCGCATGGCCATCGAGACCGGCACCACCATGTGGCACGACGGCTTGACGGTTACGCCTGAAGGCATGTTGGTCATCTGTGGTCGCCGTTGCACCCTGAACGAGGCGATCATGTACCTCGGCAATCGGGCTGTCACCCGCGCCAAGAAACCCGCCTAAGCCCTTCGGGGCTCCTACCATCCCAACCATGACCACCAACACCATGATCAACCGCATCGCATCTCTGGCCCTTCTGTTCATGATCTACGCCGTTGGCGTCAGCATGGGCCGTGATCAGGTCGTACAAGCTCATCACAACCATCCCGCCTGTCATCAGGGACTGAAGCCGTAAACTGACACCATTGTCACTAGCTAGCGGTCGTGTACACAGGCTTCAACGCATACGACCGGCCGCTAGCACAGCGCACCGTCACCAAGGTCAACGACCCGAACACGACTTGGTTTGCGCAAGAGCCGCATTGGATCCTGATCGAGGATCTGCTGCAAGGCACCTACGGGATGCGCAAGAAGCATCGTCGCTACCTGCCGCAAGAGCCACGCGAGCAAGATGAGTCCTACGACAACCGCCTAGCCCGTAGCGTCTGCCCGCCCTACTACATCCGCCTCGAGCGGATGCTGGCTGGCATGTTGACCCGTAAGCCCGTGCGGTTGGATGACACCGCTGACGTGATCCGTGAGCAACTATTCGATGTCGATCTACAAGGCAATGACCTCAACGTCTGGACCTATGAAGCAGCCCGCAAGATGGTCCGTTATGGCCACGTTGGCACATTGGTGGATGCACCTGCTACTGGGGGTAGACCCTACTGGGTGACCTACACGCCGCGGCAGATCCTTGGTTGGCGCACCGAGACGCAAGAAGGCAAGCAGGTGCTGACGCAGCTACGGCTGGCGGAAGTGGTCACCGTGCCCGATGGCGAGTTCGGCGAGAAGGCTGCCGAGCAGATCCGGGTGCTGACGCCTGGCGAGTACCGCATACACCGCAAACAAGACAACGGCGACTTCATTGTCGTCGACGAGGGTCGCACCAGTCTGAGTGAGATCCCGTTCACGATCGCCTACGCCCAACGCCATGGGTTTATGGAGTCGCGGCCACCGCTGGAGGACATCGCCGAGCTGAACCTGAAGACCTACCAGGTGCAGTCCGATCTGGACAACCAGCTTCACATCTCGGCAGTGCCGATGCTGGCGTTCTACGGGTTCCCGTCAAGCGCTGAAGAGGTATCAGCAGGACCCGGCGAGGCGATCGCGTTCCCGGCCGAAGGACGTGCCGAGTACATCGAGCCGGCAGGCAAGAGCTTTGAGTCGCAGTTCCGCAGGCTTGAGCAGCTTGCGATGCAGATCAACGAGTTGGGCCTGTCAGCAGTGCTGGGCCAGAAGCTGAGCGCTGAGACCGCTGAGGCAAAGCGCATCGACCGCAGCCAAGGCGACAGCACCATGATGGTGATCGCGCAGAACATGCAGGACATGATCGACAACTGCCTGCAGTGGCACGCCACCTACTTGGGCAATCCCGCAGCCGCAGGCAGCAGCTACGTCAACCGCGACTTCCTCGGCGCACGCCTTGAGCCCGCAGACATCAACAGCCTCCGGGATCTGTATGTCGCAGGCGTCATTAGCCAGGAGACCTTGCTGCGTGAGCTAGCCGAGGGCGACGTGCTGGGCGATAACTTTGATGTGGATGAAGAGCTGGAGGCGACCTCTAATGCGGGCCTTGATCTACAGTCTGCTGGACCGGCTGACAGACTGGCTAGTGGATCTGATGATATGGATGGAGCCGAAGAAGCCTAGGAAACAGGAACTGGACTATACGATATGCAACCTTCCTGATGAGATCCTGGCTGTCATCCGTCTGACCTGGTACAAGGACGGCAAGGCTGATGAGGTAGACGAACTGCGCATCATGGAAGACGGCCAGAACGGTTACGACGCCTTCGCTGCAGCGGTGCAGGGTGCATTAAACCGCGGCGCTAATGTCAGCATCAGGTCGCAGTACAGACCCGAGCATCTTGGCATCATTTCATGAGCACACCAGAAGCGCTATACCGCAACGCAATTGACCTGAACCGCTATAGCAACAGCGTTGCGCGGCGCATCATCAATGCCTACAACGACATCATCATTGACGCCGTCAACCAACTGCGCACCATTGATGAGTTAGCAGCACCGGTCAAGGCGGCACGGTTGCGGGCGATCTTGGCGCAACTGAAGGACAGCCTCGGCACCTGGGCAGGTGATGCGACCGAACTAACGGCGACCGAGCTGCAAGGCATCGCGCAGTTGCAGTCTGAGTTTGTCACCGACCAGTTGCGCCGTGCGCTGCCTGCTGGCGCTCGGGATGCGGTGCGCACGGTTGAGATCAGCCCGCAGTTTGCGCAGAGCGTGGTCACGACCGACCCCACGCAGCTCAATGTGGTCGCGCTGTCGGATGACCTGTTCAAGTCGGTCTATGGCGCAGAGGCCCTAGCGCAGCAGGCTGGCACTGGCACCTTCAGCCTCACCGCGGCCAAGGGTGCAACGATCACGCTGCCCAATGGCGAGGTGATCAGCAAAGCGTTCAGGGGCATTGCGGTGGATCAGGCTGAGCGGTTCTCGCAGGTGGTCCGGCAGGGACTGCTGACCGGTGAGCCGACGCCTGCCATTGCTAAGCGGCTGATCGGCAGCCTGCAGTTCGGCGAGGAGGGCAAGACCGTCAGACAGCTAGTGGCCGCAGGCGGGCAAGCCACAGCAGTAGCGGACAACCAAGTGGTGGCCCTCGTTCGCACGAGCATCAACCAGGTGGCCAACACCGCCAGCCAACAGGTGTATGAGGCCAACTCAGACATCACCAGCAAGTATCGCTACGTCGCCACGCTTGACACCAGGACCAGCGCGATCTGCCGGGCGCTTGATGGGAAAGAGTTCCCATACGGCAAGGGACCGACACCACCGCAGCATTTCAACTGCCGCAGCACGACAGTGCCGGTGATCGACTACGAGGGCCTCGGGTTCACGCCACCACCAGAAGGCACCCGCGCAAGCGCTGGCGGGCAGGTACCGGCCGACACCACCTACGGCGAGTGGTTAGCTAAGCAGCCGTTGGCGGTCAAGGCAAAGGCCCTCGGCGCTGGCAAGGTGGCCTACTTTGACAAGCTGTCCGAGAAGTACGGCCCTAGCGCAGCGATCACGAAACTCGTCCGCGATGATGGGTCAGAGCTAACCTTAGATCAGTTGCGCGCTAGGTACGGTGCCGTTAAAGAAAGGTAGCTCCCAAAAGACCATCTCGGCCAACATCAAAACCGAGATGAAGGCCGGCAAGCCGCAAAAGCAAGCCGTCGCCATTGCCCTGTCCAAGGCCGGCAAAGCCCGTAAACCCAAAGGTAAAAAGTGATGCCTAAGTACACCGGACCAGCCAAGCCTCAAAAGCCCATGCCCAAGAAAGGCGGCAAGAAGAAATGAAACGCGGCGACCGGGTTAGCTGGAACTACCAAGGCACGCGCACCTTTGGCGTGATCACCAGCATTGGCGGCGAGCGGGAGACCATACCAACGCAAGGCGGTGGCAGTGTCACCCGCGTCGGCAGCATGGACGATCCGATCGTGCGGATCAAATCCGAGTCAACCGGCAACGCGGTCATCAAAAAGCGGTCAGAGCTGAAACCTGCACCACGGCGATGATCACCTACCGCGGCGAGCAGTTCGAGGGGTACAACAAACCCAAGCGGACGCCAGGGCACCCGACTAAGTCCCATGTGGTGCTCGCCAAGGAAGGTGAGACCGTCAAGCTGATCAGGTTCGGTCAGCAAGGCGTCAGCGGTAGCCCACCGCGTGAAGGCGAATCAGCCGCTGCCAAGGCTAGGCGAGAATCGTTCAAGGCAAGGCACGCCAGTAACATTGCCCGCGGGAAGATGTCCCCGGCTTACTGGGCGGACAAGGTGAAGTGGTAACTGATTCCTGTTGGTGAATCCAGTCCTTCAGCTCTGACACATACCGCCGCAGCTCATGTGCTTTGGCTGCGTGCCAGCCGTTGCCGGTGCTGCGGTACAGGTGCTCGTGGCGGTCGATGGCATTAAGGCACGCTTTGATCAACGGATTCCACGGTTCACGGATTGGTGTGTCCCATTCCCGTGCCATTGCCGTCTAGCTGATACGATGGCAGCGTACTTAACCCTGCGGGTTATTCATGTCGGATGAAACACAAACCCAGGAGCCTGCGGCGACTGAGGATTTGCAACGAAGTGTTGAAGCATTAGAACGCAAGAATAAAGAACTGATTGCTGAACTACGCGCTGCAAAGAAAGGGCCTGCTGTTCCTGATGGCGTAGATGTCAATGAACTGCTGGAGTTCAAGCGCAACTATGAACAGCAGCAGCTTGAGTCGCAAGGCAAGTATCAAGAGGCGCGACAGGCTCTGGAGCAGCAGTTCCGTGAGGCGACGGCGGAGAAGGACCAGCGCATTGCATCACTTGAGGCCCGCGTGCGTGAGCTGGAGTTGGTCACGCCAGCCGTGACGGCATTGGCTGACATCGTGCACGATCCAGACATGGTGCTCAAGACCAAGCTGAGTGCCGATCAGATCGAACGCGATCCTGATGGCACTGTCGTCGTCGTTGATGGGTACCAGCGCACACCAGTGCAGGAATGGGCCAAGACACTGCCGGCATGGATGCAAAAGCAACCCAAGCCGCAAGGCAGTGGCGCGCCATCTGGTGGTGTCAGCAGCAGCATCCCGACTGGCATGTCAAATCCGTTCAGCCGTGAATCGTTCAACCTGACTGAGCAGGCCAGACTATTCCGCACCGATCGTGATTTATACGAGCGCATGAAGGCAACCGCTAACCGCTAAGCTGCAACTAACCGGCTGCGCTGGTGATACGGGCTGCGCCCACACCGTAAACCATTTCTGGTGATTCATCATGGCGACTCTTCGCTCTGACATCATCATCCCTGAGGTTTTTACGCCTTACGTCATTGAGCAGACCACCCAACGCGATGCCTTCCTGGCTAGCGGTGTGGTGCAGCCGATGGCTGAGCTGAACGCTACTGAGGGTGGTGATTACATCAACGTTCCTTTCTTCAAGGCAAATCTGACTGGTGACTTTGAAGTGCTGTCTGACAGCACCTCGCTGACCCCTGGCAAAATTACCGCTGACAAACAAGTTGGCGTGATCCTGCACCGTGGTCGTGCTTTCGAAAGCCGCGACCTGGCAGCCCTGGCTGCTGGCGCTGATCCCATGGCTGCCATCGGCGCCAAGGTGGCCGACTATGTCGCCAACCAGCGGCAGAAGGACCTGATCAAGTGCCTCGAAGGTGTCTTCGGTAGCCTCACTGGCTCCGATAGCCCTGCGTTCACTGATCTGCGTGTTGACACGGCCGGCATGGGCACCCTGAGCCCTCGCACTGTTGCGAAGGTTCGCGCCAAGCTGGGCGATCAAGGCGACAAGTTGACCGCCGTTGCCATGCACTCGGCGATCTACTACGACCTGGTTGAGCGCAAAGCGATCGACTATGTCGCCACCACTGATGCACGCGGCACCACGTCCACCCAATCGGGCGGCTCGATTGCTGCTGCCTTCGGCGAGGTGAGCGTTCCGACCTACATGGGTCTGCGCGTGATCGTCTCGGACGACCTGGCACCTACCAGCACCAATTATCCGGTGTACTTCTTCACTGCCGGCGCTATCGCCAGCGGTGAGCAGATGGCAATGCAGACCGAAACCGATCGTGACATCCTCGCCAAGAGCGATGCCATGTCGATCGACCTGCACTACTGCTACCACCCGGTTGGTGCTAAGTGGACTGTCGGCACTGTCAACCCCACCCAGGCACAACTGGCGACGATTGGCAACTGGACGAAGGTGTACGAGACCAAGAACATTGGTATCGTGCGTGCTACCTGTACTTCTAACTACTGAGGTAACTAGCCATGGCACAACCTTCCCAGTTTGAACTGTCCACTGAGCAGTACATCGTTGCTGACCACTACATCGCCTCTTCGGTGGCTGATGTGCAGTTCTTCACCGCTCCGGTGAAGTGTCAAGTGGTGACCATCCGCGAGGTGCATGCCACCGCCGGCAGTGACGGCTCTGCTGTTTCTGGCACGATCCGTCGTTGCCAAGGCACCGAGGCTGCCACCGCTGGTGATGACCTGCTCGGTTCCACCAAGATCGACTTCAAGGGCACTGCTCTGACTGAGCAAAAGTTCGATGCTGCCGATTCTGGTGAACTGACCAGCACCACCGCCAACCTGACCCTGGAGGCTGGCGACCGCCTGTCTCTGGACGTCACCGGCACCACCACCGCTCTGGCTGGTGTGATCATCAGCGTGCTGCTTGAGCGCATCTGATGGGTCTGTTCGCTTTCCGGCGACTGCGTGAACGGGAGGCTGCCTCTACGGAGGTGGCCTCTTTCTCTATGGCGGAGCCTAAACTAGACATACCGGAACCTGACGATGGCAATCGCAATCGTGGCCACGCCAGGCGCGGCCGACGCAAACAGCTACCTGACCCTGGCAGCAGCGCAGGCGATCGTTGACGGCTTCATCCAAGACGATGACGTCATCGCATGGGCATCTGCAACGACGGATCAGAAGAACCGGGCGCTGTTCACCGCAACGCAACGGCTCGACCGTGAGCGGTTCCTAGGTGCACGCAGCACCGACACCCAGGCGCTGCAATGGCCTCGGACTGGCGTGAGGCGGCCTGACACCTACATCAATACCTACGCCGTTGGGTTCCCGTTCCGCATCACGACGGACTACTTCGACGACAACGAGATCCCGGTGCAGGTGCAATATGCCGAGGTCGTGCTGGCGGTGTACCTGAACAACAACACCGATGCACTGGGGCTGAGCGGCCTGGAAGATTACAAGAATGTGAAGATCGGCAGCATTGACGTGACACCTAGCAACGGCTACGGCGCCGTGGGTGCTGATAAGGTGCCGCCGTTGATGGAGCGTTACCTGACAGGGCTTAGAATTAGTGGACCTGGCAACATCGCAATCCGACGGTCATGAGCTATTTCCTAGGCGGTGGTGATGCAGTGATGCGCGCAGGACTTGAGATCCCGACGCATGACTACATCAGCAACACCTACGACGGCAGCGGCAACCTGACCGAGGTCGAGTACTACCGCGGCGGATCCGGCGGCAAGCTGGTTGCCACGCTGACCATGACCTACGACGCCAACGACAATCTGCTGACCGTTACCAGGAGCTGATGATGACGCGCCTAGATGTTGCCACTGGTCAGATCCTGCAAGGCATCGACCTGTTGCAGATC